TTTACAACCCAAGCTCTGTATGTCAATGTGAACACTGGTAGCGGTAATGTCGCTAACACTGCAACCATTGCCGTATATGGCGATGTAGTGAGTTTCTAATATGTCAACTATCTTCGTAACCAATAATTCAGAAAAAACTTTAACCGATGGTTTGGCTGGAGTGTTTTATGATTTCCCTCAAGGAAAGACGGTAGAAATACCAGAAGAGGTGGCCCGTCATATTTTTGGTTATAAAGATGACAAAAAAGAACCTTATTTGGCTAGGCTAGGTTGGATTAAAACTCAAAATGAATTGAGCGAGGGTTTAAAAATTCTTTCTCAATGGAATTTATCCACCGAACCTCCAAGCAAGAACCAATCGTTATCCCCGTTGGTGGAAAGAGTACCCCTACCTCCGAAAAGGGTAGGGGGAAAAGTCCTACAGGCGGTAGCATGATTTATGAAAGGTAATTTGTGGCAACTCTTAACACCTACCTTACGCAAGTACAAAGGTTGCTGCATGATGCCAACAATAACTTTTATACTCAAGCACAGTTAACGGATTACATTAACTCAGCCCGTGAAAGGGTTGTTAGAGACACGGGCGCATTGCGTGAAATCATTGTTACGCAAACCCCTTGCCAAGTTCCACCATCAGCCACAATTGGCAGTGTAACTCCATCCAACCCAGTAGCGTGGGCGGCCTCAACTTATTACGCGCTAAACACTTTTTTATTTAGCAATATTTTTATTTATCAAGTAACGCAAGCGGGAACAACAGATTCCACCGCACCACCTTACCCAGCTAGCAATACCAATAATTACAGCAATTACCCACCGACCACTCAATTTTTAAATGGCTCTTGTGGATTAACTTATGTTGGTAATTGTGAAAATGTTAATTATTCAGCTTTAACTCAGTTAATGGGAAGCACGCCTTTATCGCCTTCTAGCGGTAATACCGTGCTCGATATTATCAATATCAACCTTTACTGGGGTAATACGCGCGTTCCTTTAGATTATTTGACCTGGAGTGATTTCAATGCTCGTTTGCGTTTTTGGCAAAACTACATTGGTCGCCCATTGGCATTTAGTATTTATGGTCAAGGTCAAATTTATCTTGGCCCAGTACCAGATCAGATTTATCAAATTGAACTTGATTGTGTTGTATTGCCATTAGAGCTATCTTTAAATACACCTAATGCCACCGACACAATCAATGATCCTTACAATACTTGCGTACAGTTCTATGCAGCTTATTTAGCCAAATATTATGAACAAAGCTACGGAGAATCGGAGATTTATAAACAGGAGTACACCAAGCACATTAACTCGGTGATTAACACCGTTTATACTCGCCGTGTTCCTAGCGTTTACAGTAGCCCAATGTAATTATGGCAGCTGCCGAACAGAAAAAATCGTATCAAGTTATTAAGCAATTTAAAGGGCTTAATACTAAAGCTAACCGTACTGCCATTGGCGAAGATGAATTTTCTTGGCTTGAAAACGCCCAGCCAATTGGCTCTGGAAACATTAAAATTGTTCCCACCTATGTTTCTGTAAAAGATTCTGGTGGAAATGCAATTGTATTTTCTAATACCACTACTTATTTATCTTCTGTCAATATTGGTGTTAAAGATTACGCCGTATCGTTTTTGTCTGACGGGTCTGCGCAATATTATTGCATTCAAGATGCAACTTTTGGAAATGTAGCACCAGCGGGTACTTTTTCTACTTCTGGGATGAACACAACCCAATGGTACAACGACAGAATGTTGATCCTAGACCCTAATAAGGGTTATTCTAGCTGGGATGGCAATAATGTGATAACCATCGGTTCTGTTGGTGTTATTGGAATAACCAATACAGGCTCTGGATATACTTCCGCGCCCACCGTAATTATTTCCGCGCCCAATCAGACGGGTGGACAACAGGCTAATGCAACTTCAACAATTAGTACAGCCAATACCGTTTCTTCGGTTAACTTAACCAATGCGGGTACGGGATATACCAACGGGGCTAACTTAAGCGTTACTTTTATTGGTGGCGGTGGCGGTACGGGAGCTACTGCAATAGCGGGAATTACCACTTTTTCCACAGGAACGGTATCGGTATCAGTCATTGACGGCGGTGCTGGCTATACCAACGCAGCCAATACCTCAATTACATTCTCTGGTGGTGGTGGTACGGGAGCAGCTGGTCAGGCCATTGTTAGCGGTAATGTTGTCACCAATGTGATCATGACCAATGCGGGTTCTAATTACACCAATTCTGCCAATCTGACAGTAACCATTTCGGGTGGTGGGGCGACCAATAACGCTATTTTGCAAGGATTTGTTTCTACCAACCAAAATGTAGGCATAGCGACCTTCTCAGGACGCGTTTGGATTGCCCAAGGGCGAACTATCTATTACTCTGCTGCGGGGTCGTACAGCGACTTTACAAGCGTTTCAGCGGGTTCTGTCACCCTAACGGACTCAACATTACATGGCAACATACAGCAACTTCTTTCTGCTAATAACTTTTTGTATATTTTTGGCGATGATTCGATCAATGTTTTTTCAGATGTTAGGGTTACTACTAGTGGTACTACTTTATTTACTAATACCAACGTAAGCGCATCGGTAGGTTCAAAACGACCTTACGCTATTTTTCCGTATTTCCGTTCTGTTTTATTTATGAATGACTATGGGGTATACGCCCTGGTCGGATCAACTACCTCTAAACTTTCTGACAGTCTTGACGGAATGTTTTCCAATATCGACTTTGCTAGCCCTGTTTATGGCGGTCAGGTGCTATTGAATAACATTTTGTGCGCGGCTTTTAATTTCCGCTATTACGATGCCGCTTTTACTCAAAGTTACCGCTATATCCAAGCGGTGTTTTTTGAAAAAAAATGGTTCATCACTAGCCAAAATAATAGCCTAGCTTATGTCACCTCGATCCCCGTTGGTGGAAAAATACAAATGTTTGGCGTTGCTGGCACAAACCTTTATGAGCTATATATGGATGCAACTAGCGCAATTACAAGTCGTATTCAAACTGCGTTACTACCATTAACCGATCCAATCCGTACTAAACAGGCTTTAAAGTTTGGTATTGAAGCAACTTTGACTCAAGGTGGCATTTTAAATGTAACGGTAGATTCAGAAAATGGGTCTAGTCCAAGCTATACCTTGGGAAATTATGTTTATTGGACTAATTCTGCGGGAGTTACTATCCCTTGGACAAATGTAAGTTCTACAGTAATATCTTGGTTAGGCGGTACGGGATATACCCTGTACAAATCAGATGCGCAACAATGGGGTAAATATTTAGGGTTAACACAAACATCAAACTCAGCTAGTTTTGTGGTTAACACTTTTGAATTTGAACATGAATTGAGAGTGAGGTTCTAAAATGGCTGGAGTTCCGTTTATATTTGGTAATGCTACAACGAGCATACCGTTAACTAACTTAGATGCCGACTTTAACACCCCGTTAACTATCGGAAATACTAGCGTTGGACTAGGAAATACCGTTACTACTCTTGGTAACTTAACACTAACCAATGTCACGATTGTTAGCGGCACAAGCAATATTGCTGCTTCTGGCAATGTAACTATTGGTAACACTACTATTGGCTTGGGAAATACTGCCACCACAGTTGGTAATTTAACGCTAACCAATACTACCGTTACCAACTACACCGAAACTTATGTCAGTCAGACAGGTAATGTGACCATTAGTTTGACGGGTGGTACTTACCAAAACATCAATGTCAACGCAGCTACCACAATTACTTTGCCAGCTTCTGTAGCGGGTAAGAGCTTTACTGTCCAAACCTATTACACAAGCAATAGCACTGTGGCTTGGGCAGGTGGTACAGCAATTAAGTGGGCTGGAAACACTACTCCAACGGCTACTGCTGCTACTGGAAAAGTGGACATATTTAACTTTTATCAAGACGGTAATGTCACCTATGGTGCGGTTTACGGACAGAATTTCTAATGTTTAGCTCACGCAAAACTGCTGCGCCTTCTACAGGCTATAACTTAACTAAATCTTTAAGGTTTAGAAGTAGTGCTTCTGCTTATTTGAATAGAACAAGTGTAGCAAGCCCAACTAACAATAAAATCTTTACTATTTCAATGTGGGTAAAACGTGGAATTATTACCGATCCATCTGTTTTTGAAACTTTAATAGGCGGTGCTTCTTCCCAACAAGATACTTTTGGTTTTGGAATAACTACAAACAACGCTGGCGATTTAATTGAACTTCGTGATGCAAACGTAGGTAGTTATAATTTAATTACAACTCAAGTATTCCGTGACTCATCAGCTTGGTATCATTTTGTTTTGGCAATTGATACAACTCAAGCAACTTCAACAAATCGTGTAAAACTATACGTTAACGGCTCACAAGTTACATCATTTTCAACTGCCACATATCCAGCGCAAAACTATGTATTTGAATGGAACGCTGGTTCTACTGCTTCTGTAATTGGCAGACGTAGTAGTGGAAACTCATCGTGGTATTTTGACGGTTACCAAACAGAAGTCAATTTCATTGACAGTCAAGCCCTTACCCCATCATCTTTTGGTTCTACAAACGCTACTACTGGCGTATGGCAACCAGCTAAATACACAGGCACTTACGGCACTAATGGCTTTTATTTGCCATTTACCAACACTACAAGCACAACGACATTAGGCTACGACTTTAGCGGCAATAGCAATAACTGGACTACTAATAATTTAAGTCTAACTGCTGGTAGCACTTACGATTCAATGACAGATGTGCCTACATTGACAAGTGCAACTACGGCTAACTATTCGGTTTTAAATCCATTACAAATTAGTGGTGTTCCATCTTTTAATAGTAGTTCTGTAAGTAAAACATTTACTAACGGAAATCTAAACATTGCTTGGGGTACAGGTGGTTATTGTGGTGTTACATCAACTTTTATTGTTCCGTCTAGCGGTAAATGGTATTGGGAATGTACTTTGCAATCAGCAAATATAAGTGCTGGTATATCTCCTAGTTATTCGGAATATCCATCAGGTTCAGAAACCAATATTCGTGTTGATGGTTCAGGAATTTATACTAATGGTTCATCGGCACAATCAGGGCTAGCTGGTTATACAACAGGCGATGTTTTAGGCATGGCTTGGAACGCAGATACAAATAGTATGCAATATTATAAAAATGGTTCAACATACGGAACGGCACAGTCTTATACAAAAACAACTGGTGTTAATTATTTTCCATTCTTTTTAAATTCCACTAGCGTTTCGTCACAAACCGCAAATGTGAACTTCGGCCAACAGCCATTTGTCTACACACCTCCATCTGGCTTCGTAGCCCTTAACACTTACAACATATAAGACTATGAGTACACCAACAATCCCAGCTGGCAATTTGTACATGAACGCTACTACCTATACAGGTACAGGAGCAGTTCAAGATGTTATAAATGGTGTCGCAGGTCAATCTTTTCAGCCTGACTTTACATGGTTTAAAAGCCGTAATGCTGTAAATGAACATATATGGGTAGATTCTGTTAGGGGTGTTAATCAAGATTTATTTAGTTCTACTACAAACGCAGAGGCTACAGTAACTGACAGAGTATTATCATTTAATAGCAATGGTGTTACGGTTGGTGTAGATGCTAGTAGGGGTGTAAATTATGCTGGACAAACACAAGTAGTTTGGCAATGGAAAGCAGGTGGCGCAGCCGTCAGCAACACAGCAGGTTCAATTACCAGCCAAGTAAGCGCAAACACAACAAGCGGATTTAGTGTTGTTACTTATACAGGCACAGGCTCTAACGCTACTGTAGGTCATGGTCTTGGTGTTGCTCCTAGCATGGTAATTGTTAAATCAAGAAGCGATGCAAGCACTTACTGGTGTGTATATCAAAGTGCTATGTGGGCTACATCAGGTGCAAACTATACAATGTTACTTCCTGATACTGGTGCTGCTGCAAGCAGACCAACATTGTTTAATTCAACACAACCTACATCTTCAGTATTTAGTATTGGTACTAATGGCGGTGTAAATAATAGTGGCTCAACTTATGTAGCCTACTGCTGGTCACAAATAGCTGGTTATTCTGCATTTGGTAGCTATACAGGTAATGGTTCTACTGATGGTCCTTTTGTGTATCTTGGGTTTAGACCTAGATTTGTATTGATTAAACGATCTGATAGTACTGGAAATTGGATTTTAGAGGATACATCTCGTTCTACATACAATGTAACTGCTGCTGCTTTATATCCTAACTTATCAAATGCTGAAGATACTGCATATCCAATAGATATTATATCTAATGGATTTAAAATTAGAAGCACAGATTCAAGTGATAATGCAAATGGTGGAACATTTATTTACGCCGCATTTGCCGAAAACCCTTTTAAATATTCTTTAGCGAGGTAATTATGTTTGCAATCGTACAAAACGGAATAATTCAATTACTGATTCCTGCGGGCAGTCAGTTTTCTTGGGATGGTATTGATTACCCTCCTAATTGGGTAAATCTATCTTCCCCAGAAGAAAAAGCTGCTATTGGCATGGTAGATGTGGTTTATGGTCAAAGCGCTAACGATCAGTATTACTGGGTTCAGCAAGATGATCCTGTATATAACGCACAGACCAATCAAGTGGATATTAGTTTTACTAATACTCCAAAAGACTTAACTACTGTAAAAGCCAATGCTCTTAATACAATTAACGATACGGCTTATTCAATCTTGCAACCATCTGATTGGATGGTCGTAAAAGGTATTGAAACTTCAACTCCTGTAAACCCTGATTGGAACGCATGGAGAGCTTCCATTCGTGCAACTGCTGATTCCACTCGCACTGCTATTACTGGTGCATCCGATGTAGATGCCGTACAAACCATTATGAGCAATATTGCATGGGCTAAATCACCAAGCCAAGTAGCAACGGAGGTTCAAAATGGGAATTAACGCTTTCTGCAAAACAGGCAATACCGTTACTTTTACGGCTGGAGTAGCTGCTCCAACGCCTGTTCAGTGTTCATCTACTACTTTGGGTGGTAATCAATATCGCATTATTAACTCTGGTACTACTATTGTGTTTTTGGGTTATGGCGTAGATGCTGCTAATGCCACTACCAACTCAGCCAATGTAACCACTAGCGGTACAGCTTTTCCATTGTTAGCGGGTACAGATGAGATTCTGACCTTTGCTCCCAATGCTTACTTTACTGGAACAAGTACGGCTAATGCAGTCGTTTATATTACCCCTGGCGATGGAGTTTAAAAATGGTTCTCAAGGTCGTATCAAGCGGAACGGGTGGTGGCGGTGGTAGTAACGGTACAGTCACGCAAGTAGGCGGTAACGGTACTGTCAACGGCATTACGCTTACTGG